GCACTTAGACGTTGGAACTGCAGGTAATTTATGAGCGGTAATAATGATGTATATCTTGGAAATCCTTTACTTAAAAAGGCAAATACTCCAATGGAGTTCACTCAAGAGCAGATTCTTGAGTTTGTAAACTGTAAGGAGGATCCAGTTTATTTTGCTAAAAATTATATTAAAATCGTAAATGTGGATGAGGGATTGGTCAATTTTAACTTATGGCCATTCCAGGAAAAACTTATTGACAATTTCCACAAAAACCGCTTTAATATTTGTAAAATGTCACGTCAAGTTGGAAAGTCTACTACAGTAGTCTCGTATCTACTTCATTATGTTGTTTTTAACGACAATGTGAACGTTGGAATTCTTGCAAACAAGGCCTCAACATCAAGAGAACTTTTAAGTAGACTCCAACTTTCATATGAAAATTTGCCAAAATGGATGCAGCAGGGAATTGTTTCCTGGAATAAAGGTTCTTTAGAACTTGAAAATGGATCCAAAATTATCGCTGCGTCAACTTCAGCCTCTGCTGTAAGAGGTATGACCTTTAATATCATTTTTCTTGATGAATTTGCTTTCGTTCCCAATCATATTGCGGACGATTTCTTTGCTTCGGTATATCCTACAATTTCTTCAGGTAAATCCACAAAAGTTATTATTGTTTCGTGTGTTACTGATGATTCCTTTATTATGACTCCAAAAGGAATTCGGGAAATGTCCGAATTTATTGATTATGAAAAACCAGAGAATCCTGTGATTGGTTATGAGACTGAAGATTATCAGGTTTATGGCCACAATGGAGTTAAAGATGGAAATATTTTAGTCAATAGCGGATTTCACGATACTAGAATTATCTCATCTCCATCATCTTTTATTGAGTGTTCATTAAGGCATCCTTGGTTTGTCTGCGATGACGGAAAGTATGATTGGAAGAGAACATCAGAACTTACGGGAAAAGAATATATTGCAATTGAGTATGGTCACGACGTTTGGGATGATAATGATGAGTTTCCTCAAATTGATTTAAATAAGTATAGAAGCACTGTAAAGCCATTCTCACTGAAAAAAATTGATTCAAACTTTGCATATTTGATGGGTCTTTATATCTCAGAGGGCTCTTCAAACTATGGTTATAATTCAAATAATGAAAAGATTTTCAGAGGAATTACTATTACTTGTGGAGACGACATTAGTAACGTATTCAAAGAACTTGAATTGGATTATGGATGTAGTGATGGACTTCACTATACAGTTTCATCCACGGTTCTTTGCGAAGTTCTACAAAAGCTAGGATTTGATCTTTCTAAAAAAGCAAAAGAAAAAGAGATTCCAAAAAGACTCTTTAGAATGTCTAGAGAAAATATTATTTCTCTGATTCGTGGAATTATGGATGGTGATGGTAGTTCTCAGAAAAATAAAGGTACTATTGCAATTGGACTTTCATCTAAAAAACTAATCACTCAGATTCGTGCTATTCTGAATAATTTTGGAATTTTGAGTACATATTATCGTTCTATTACACCACCAACTCAAAGAGTAAAGGTGAGTTCAGTTTTACATAGAATTGAACTAAACAAAACTATGTCCAAAAAGTATTATGAATTAATTGGATTCAATTTAGAAAGAAAGCAATTTAATGAGTGTTATCTGAATAACGAAACAACTAGAGATCATCATGACATTATTCCTTACAGCAAGAATGTAATTCTATCTTTAAAAAATAGTCATCCAGATGACTATAAAAAAATTATAGAATCAAGAATGTTAGTTGGAAACTATAAAAATAATAATCACTTTAGTCGTAAATTTTTATTGAGGTATAAACCATTTCTTGAGAGTCTGAACAATCCAGTTGTAAATGAACTATTAGAGTACGTCTCAGAAAACATTAAGTGGGAACCAATTAAAAAAATAGAAAATTCTCAAAATAAAGTTTATGACTTCTCATTAAAGGAAACGGGAGATAAATGGTGCCATAGTGTTTTATTCAATAATATTTTAGGTTCTAACACTCCAAAGGGCATGAACCACTTCTATAGAATGTGGCATGATGCTGAAAGAGGAAAAAATGAATTTGTTCCTACAGAAGTTCACTGGTCAGATGTTCCGGGGAGAGATGAAAATTGGAAACAACAGACTATTGCTAACACGAGTGAGTCTCAATGGAGAGCTGAGCATTTATGCGAGTTCCTAGGATCTGTAGGTACATTAATCAATCCATCAAAACTTAAAGCTCTTGTTTATGATACTCCATTAGAATCTAGTGGCGGTTTGGATGTATACGAAAAACCAATTAAAGATCATGATTATTTAATTACTGTAGACGTTGCAAGAGGAGTGGGAAATGACTATTCTGCTTTTATTGTAGTGGATATTACCACATTTCCTCATAAAATTGTAGCGAAATATAGAAACAATGAAATTAAACCTATGTTATTTCCAAGTATTATAGTTGATGTGGCAAAAAATTACAATAAGTCGTACATATTATGTGAGGTTAATGATGTCGGTGATCAAGTCGCTTCTATCATACACTATGATCTAGAATACAGCAATCTTTTAATGTGTTCTATGAGAGGTAGAGCGGGGCAGATTGTTGGTCAAGGTTTCTCTGGCAAGAAAACTCAGCTTGGAGTCAAAATGTCTAAGACTGTGAAAAAAGTTGGCTGTTTAAATTTAAAGACTCTGATTGAAGAAAATAAATTAGTATTTAATGACTATGAAATCATGAGTGAAATGACAACTTTTATTCAGAAAAATAATTCATTTGAAGCTGAAGAAGGTTGTAACGATGATCTAGCAATGTGTCTTGTAATTCATGCTTGGTTAGTTGCTCAAGATTATTTTAAAGAACTCACAGAACAAGATGTTCGCAAAAGATTGTATGAGGAGCAAAAAAATCAAATAGAACAGGATATGTCTCCATTTGGTTTCATTGTAGACGGTTTGGATGAGGAGCAGACTTTCATAGATAAGAATGGGGATCGTTGGTTTACTGATGAGTATGGTGATATTCAAGCCGAATTTTCTTATATGTGGGAGTATTAACTTCTCTGAAAATCCAGTTTTTAATAAATAATTTCTAGATAAACTGGACTTACGGAGAAAAACATGGCTACTCCTCAACTATCTCCTGGATTACTTGTCAGAGAGGTTGATCTTACTGTCGGAAGAGTTGATAATACCCTAGGTAATATTGGAGCGATCGCAGGCCCATTTCCAATTGGGCCTGTAAATCAGCCTATTAATATTGTAAGTGAGCAACAGTTAATTAATGTTTTTGGCAAACCACAGGTAAAGGACTCTCAGTATGAATACTGGATGAGTGCTTCCACATTTCTTTCTTATGGTGGCGTCTTGCGTGTAGTAAGAAGTGATGGAACCTATCTAAATAACGCAAACTCAAATAGAGCTGGAGTTAGCACCACAGTAAAAATCAAGAACTTTGATGACTATAGCCTAAATGGCTATTCTGATGACACAGTTACCTGGAGTTTTGCTGCAAAGAATCCTGGAACTTGGTCAAACAATCTTAAGGTCTGCATGATTGATGATAAAGCAGATCAGATTCTCGGTATTTCTACAACCAATCTTGGTGGTCTAGGAATCAATATTGGAATGGGTGTAACCACTTCACTCACTGGAATGACAATTCCAGGAACTGGTTCTACCGCAACCTTCTCTGGTTATCTAAAAGGAATTATTACTGGTATTAATACTGATGCTACCAATGGTAACAGCACTATTGACGTAAAAGTTATATCTAGAGTCTCTTCAGCAACGACTCAATATAATAATACTCTAGTCACTACTGCCTCTGCAACTGCTGGAATTGGCACAAACATTGTTTACGTAAATAGTGTTGCTGGACTCAATACTTCAGATACACTTTCTGCTCCTGGACTAAATAATCTTCAAATCGTTTCAGTTGGTGCAACTTCAGTATCCCTAGCTAGCACTATTGCATCCGCAATTAATTCTGGCGTTGCAGTTACCTTCAGTCGCCTTGTAACCATTGGTGGAACTGAAACCTTTATTAATTACGCTCCCAAGTCTTCTTATGCTTCATTTGATAGTGCTGATACTGTTAATGTTATCAATTCTTCTGGAGCAAATGTAGCCACAGTCTCCGTTCAATCTGAGAAGGATTGGTATGATGAGCAAACTCTGAATCTGACTAATTCCACTATCTATTGGAAATCACTAGCTCCAAAACCCATTTCAAGCAACTATTCACTGACTAGAAATGGTAAAAATGATTCACTTCACGTAGTTGTCATTGATGACACAGGAAGTGTCACTGGAATTGAAGGAAATCTTCTTGAAAAACACCTCTTCCTCTCAAAAGCTACTGATGCAATTTCTGCCGAAAATTCACCAACTAAGGTTTTCTGGAAAGACTATCTTGCTCTGAACTCCGCCTATGTTTATGCTGGTGACAATCCTTCTGATGGTAGCAATGGCTTTGTAGCTGCTTCTGGATTTAGCTCTGGATTCGTTGGAGTCTCTACTGGAGCAGGTACTTGGAATACTAAGGCTCAAGGAGTTACCTTTAACGTTATTGGAAATGAGTCTTACACTCTTACTGGCGGTTTAGATTATGCTGCAAATGGCGGAATGGCTACCGATCTAGGAAGCATCACTGAATCCTATCGTCTATTTGAAAATGAGGACGAGCTTCCTGTAAATTATCTCATCATGGGGCCTGGCGGTTCAACTCTAGAAGAATCTCAAGCAAAGGCAAATTATCTCATCTCACTTGCCGAAGAAAGAAAGGATTGTCTTGCTACGATTTCTCCTCATAAGGACGGTGTTGTAGGAGAAACAAATACTGAAACTCAAACCAATAACATCATTTCCTTCTTCTCTCCACTCAAGTCTTCTTCCTATGCCGTATTTGATAGTGGATATAAGTACACTTATGATAGATTTAACAATAGATTTGTTTATCTTCCATGCAATGCTGATGTTGCTGGTCTAATGGCTAGAACTGATAATACTTCATTCCCATGGTTCTCGCCAGCAGGTGTTCAAAGAGGTGTTCTGAATAATGCAATTAAACTTGCGTATAATCCAAATAAGTCTCAAAGAGACGCTCTTTATCCTCAGAGAGTTAACCCAATTGTAAGTCAGCCTGGTGTTGGTATTCTTCTCTTCGGTGATAAGACTGCTCTCAGTTATGCTTCTGCTTTTGATCGGATCAACGTTAGAAAGCTCTTCCTGACAGTTCAAAGATCCATCAGAACTGCTGCAAATGCCCAGCTATTTGAAATCAACGACTCTCTCACGAGATCAACCTTCATCAACATTGTTGAGCCATATCTTCGTACTGTTCAATCTCAAAGAGGTATTTTTGATTTTATCGTTGTTTGCGACGACACAAATAATACTCCTGACGTTATTGATAACAATGAGTTTAGAGCTGAAATTTACATCAAACCAAATAAAGTAATTAACTACGTTACTCTGACATTCGTAGCAACCAGAACTGGAGTAAGTTTCGGTGAAGTTGCTGGAAGAGTTTGATCATAAATTATATTACACAACTTAACAGGAGATTACGACAATGGCAGTATTAAGAACGATTACTGACTTTAAGAATGAACTAGCAGGTGGTGGTGCAAGGCCCAATCTATTTGAAGTTGAGATGACTAGTATTCCTTTCGGAACTTGGGATTCTAAAAAGTTTTCATTTCTATGCAAATCAGCTGCTCTTCCAGCATCCAATATTGGTGTGATTGATATGCCCTTTAGAGGCAGAATTCTAAAACTTGCTGGTGACAGAACTTTTGATACTTGGTCTGTAACTGTAATTAATGATGAAGATTTTGCACTTAGAAATGCTTTTGAGCAATGGATGAATGCAATTAGTAACCTTGAAAATAACACTGGAGTAACTAATCCATCATCTTACATGGGAACGGCTACTGTTTATCAACTTGGAAGGGGTCACACAGCAATAAATCAAAAAACCCCCCCAACAGTATCGGGT